AATGAAAATGTTGTTTCAATGACTCATGCCGACATTCATTCCGGTGAACGTCAAATTCATGGCTGCCTTGGACACTGGAATCCCAAATATCAATCCATGTCTCCATTGGATTTGGTTGAAAAAATGCAGCAACTAGTGCAAGATGTGCGCAAAAAAGACGAACGCCGTCTGCAATTTTCAACGGATGTGGATCAAGACGCGTCGGCCGTTATTGAAATCAGTTTTATGAAGTTGCCGCTGCGCGAAATTGACGATGGGGCTCCATATGTCAAATCACGACTCAGCAATAAAACCCAGGGAGTGCTTGTTGACACTGGAACTGGAAAACGAGCGACTTACTTGCCGGGGGTTTTTCCAGACTCGAGTTGGAATTACATTGCGCAAAGTCTGCGTCAAAAAGCGGGAATTGGTCGCACTTCGGCTGCGCGTTTTTACGCATATGACACCATGGTTGTATCATTTCAAGTGTATGACGTGTTGTTTTCAGCATATTCACTAATGTGTTTGCGAACCGATGTTGCATTTTTTTATTTGAAGAAATACAGTGAATTTGTGCCTTATGAATACAACATGGCAACTCATGAAGTCAAAGTGAGTGAGCCAGAAGCGGTGCGAAATGTGGCATGCATTGGAGATGTGATTATGTTTGCAAAAGATTACAAAGCTGCATTTGAAAACAAACCCATCATGTCCAACTTGGAGCACTACTATCAAAAATGGTTGAAGAATCCAGTGGCTTATCGCCAAGCATCCATATTTTTGATACAAGCTTATGATAGAGCGGAAGTGCATCGGTCCCGCGTCAACTTGATGAGCGGGCAGCTTTATTCTGCATTGGACAGTGGTGCATTGGAGCCGCGTTTTGAAATGGGCGAAGCGGTGTCTGTTCTGGCCCAAGTACCAGTGCCTCGCATGAAATCGCTTAAACGTGCCATAAAAGTCATGAATGATCGAGCGGAAGCGATGGAACGATCAAGCACTACACCACTTGACAATGTGTTTGAATTGAACTGGCAGAGTCAAAGTGTGCATCATATTTTCAAAATGAGTGTCAACACCAAGGACAAACCGCATGTTTTGCGTGAGTCAATGACCTTGGTGGGGCATGCATTTTTGTTATTTCGTGTGCTTTTGAGAACTATTCAGCGCAACTTGACTCCAATTGAAGCAATGGAGACGAATTATTTGGCAGTCATTTATGAGTGCTTGTCAAACATGGATGAAATGATGGTGTTATTGGAAAGCAGATACGTGGATGAATATAACAAACCTGGCATTGTTATGGTGCACAACGAAATGCGAGACCAACGACTGCGTTATTTTGCAGCATTGGTAGAAAAACGGCGTGGAGAATATGGTTTATATTATTTCAAAGATGGTAATACTGCACGGTTGGACATCACTGGTCATGTCATATCAGTTTGAATCATTTATGCTTAACAACAAAAATGGTTTCAACATGATACTGGGTGTTGGTGTTTGACATTTCTATTTTTTCATATTTACAATTGTTTTTTTCTATAATAGCAGGTATTTCATTTTCTTTGAATGCAATATCAGGAATGGCATGTCCGCACAACTTGGTAAAATTGATAACTTGTGTTGTGTTGGCACTGCTCAACAATGGAGTAAATAAAATCAATATCAATATTTTTTTGAATGACTGTAAAGCATTCTTCAATATTTTTTCATATTCATCATTGTTTTCTAATACGTGTCGAATGTAAACACAATCAACAAGTGATTTATAATTAGTTAAATCAGCCATTATGTCTTGATGACCAGTGTTAGAACCATCCACTCCAATGTATTTGACATTTTGTAGTTGTTTGCAATATTCCTTGAAAACGGAATTGCCACATCCCCAGTCTTCTAAGTCATTGATGTTTTCATGTTTCAATATTGAAATGGAATGTTGCATCGTGATGTTGGCATCAGTGTGTGCTTCTTTTAAAGGATCACGGTTGTGCCAGAAATTATTCCATAAACCAAGTCTACTAAAACTTACTGCATTGGAAGAGATGTCTGATGCGAGTTTTTTGAAAAATGATTGATTGGGGTCTGCAAACACGTTTATCCATGAATTTGAGAGAATGGGTTGTTTGAAATAAGACGCATATAGTTCGTCATCCGAATCCACGCGACGAATGTGTTCAATTAATGCATCAAAATCCGCAAAGTCATTTGCATTAATGAATGTGCTTGGATTAAAATCACTCACTACGTCAGGTGTTCCCCAGTAAATTGGAATGCATCCGGATTTGTAAACGTCGTATATTTTTTCGGTTACATATCCAGGATACTGTTTGTTTTCAAACGCAATCGCAAACTTATATTGTTTGTTGTGTTCTATTTTTCCGGAAGCATTCATGCCTGGTGGAATCACTCCTCCAATGTTGTTCAAATGTCGTCCACCACAGTCAACGCGTTTGTATTTGGAAAGTTTTTCCACAAATATTTGTCGGTTGTTTTCAAATCCAGAGTTGGTTGCAATGTATGAACAGAATTTCTCTCGTTTGGTTGGACAGTCAATCACGTTTGAATGGATGCGTTTCAATGATTCATTCAAAATGTTGGTGTCAAAATAACAAATCCACAAAGGAACACGCGTGTTTTTGGCGTTTGATTCGTCGAATGTGATATTGAAATCTGCATCCGAACGCTGGTGCAATGACTCCCCCGTGAAAAACACTTTGCGTCGTGCAGAATAATGACTATAGCTGTTTCCAAATATGCTGTAGAACAATATGTCTGGGTTTTGATGTGGTTCAACTACTTTTATTTCGAAACCGCTGTGTATTTTTAAAATGTTTACAAAAAAGTTGTTGTTCGTGTTGAAATCCCCTCCGCCATATTCATCTTTCCACCAGTCGCAAAAAGCAACCGTCATTGTTGGAAGTTCACTTTTGGGTTGACTAGGTTTGGCAGTAATCTGACCAGAATGATTTTGCACGTCCGTGTCTGGAGTGTTGGGAGACCCTATTAAATATTCACTTGTTTCGTAAAATTGTTCATTGAACGTGTTTACAAGTGATGCGTCTATTGAACGTGTCATTGGATGCGTGACGTAGTGGTTAATAAAACGAGCAGCTCCGCTTTTTTTGACAATGTATCCACCGGTTCCTTCAACTTCATAGTTATTTTTTTTTACAACTTTCAGTTGTTCAATGTTTGCACAAGGTAATATGACTCGATTCAAAAAGTTGGTTGAAATCATACATATCTCGGCAGCAGGTTCGTCATTGAATAACTCCACTGATTTGATGAGTTTTAATTTGAAGTTTTCAACAAACACAGCATCGTCTTCAATGATTACATAACAACTGCATGTTGAATCATGCATCAGTTGCTTCCACAATGCAATGTGCGACATGGCGCACCCGATCACTCCTTTGCTGTAGTTAAAGTCGTTGCCTTTGAATAAGTCATGAATTTCAGGAGTGAGACTAAGTTGACTGCCATCGACTGCCTCCATAAAGATATATTCTTCATCTGTGAATCCTTGATTTTTCAATTTAGTTTGAATTTTCAATTTTCTGTCAGTTCGCCGTTTTAAATTTACTATTATTATTTTGAAATTGACATTTTGTGCCATGGTCGCGTGATGAAAGTATGTTTATAGTACATTTTAACACATATGTTTAAATTAATATTATGAAAATAAGTATCACTGATGATGATTTAATTGTTTAATTAATTATGGTTGCAAACACATTTAAAGACTCCATGATATGCATGTTCAGAACGGAACAACGATGAGTGGAACCGACAATAACAGCAACGAGGCCCATGTGGCCAGACTAACCGGTCGTGTAAAGTGGTTTAACAACAAGACTGGATTTGGATTTATCACTGCGTTGACAGACAGTGATGGTGTCAAGGAGGGAAGCGATGTCTTTGTGCATCATTCTGCGATCAAGGTGTCGCAAGAACAGTACCGTTATTTGGTGCAGGGTGAGTATGTGGAGTTTGTGTTGTCCAAGGTGAAGGATTCTGCGGCGACAGAGGCACCTAAGCATGAGTTTCAGGCGGTGGATGTGAGCGGGGTCAAGGGAGGCAAGCTCATTTGCGAGACGCGTTGGGAGAGCCGGTCATCTTCTGGATTTTCATCCGGTCCTGCTAGATTCAAGCGGTCTGAAGAGCCGCGTGAGTGGACCACTGTTGCAAAAAAGACTGGATTTGTGCCACGACAGGGAAGTGGAGAGTGGCGTCGTGGTGAGGGAAGCGGCACCCGTGGTGGAAGAGGCAGCAAGGATTCATCTGAGTAGTCAGTCATTGTCATTTTGTTGAATTTTAAATTGGTTGGTTTTTACAAAGGGACTTTGGTCTAGTGGTATGATGCCTGCTTTGGGTGCAGGAGATCGGGAGTTCGATTCTCCCAAGTCCCCATTACGTAGTGATAATTCAAATACTAATTTGCATAGGATTTGAATGAATTTTGAGTTAATAAAATAATATAAAAATATGGTGCATGTTTTATACATAAACCACTTTCAAACCAGTATGCCGTATTGTTTCAATTGCAATGTATATGACAAAGAGATGGAAACCGTTTGTTCAGATTGTTCAGCCACATTGTGTAGTAAATGCGAAATCGATGACGATGTTTTATGCGGATGTTATGGGAAGTGTGATTCGTGCGGTTGTGATGTAAATCGTGGTTCTGATGGTTGGCCATGCATGGATTGTAGAGAATGGCTATGCAATGATTGCAAAAATTCGTCAGAATGTGATAGATGTGGAAGAGGAGGCAATGGCACCGATAGTGAAACTAAAACTGATGATGAAACCAACAATGACACTGATGATGCCAATGATGATGATGCTAATGATGATGATGCCAATGATGATGCAAATGATGATAGAGAATGGAAATGCAATGATTGCAAAAATGCACCATCTAGAACATGTAAAACATGCGGAAGAAGAGGCATTGACAGTGATGATGATGATGACACTTGCAATGAAACCAACAATGACACTGATGATGTCAAAAATGCCAATGACGATGATGCTAGTTCCAAATGACTCATTCAAACGGTTATGTTGTTGTATGGCATAGGAACTTCACTGAAAAATGTGAGTCGCGGTTGAATTGAGGGTGTTGAATAGTGGGTTGCATTCAAAATGTTGCGCATATAATACTGAATGAGTTTTGTGCATTTTATGTCGTCTTTGTCCGCATGCATTGTCAGTTGCATCAAACATATACAAGGAATTCGGATTTTGTTTGAAATCATGAAAATAAGGAACAAATCTTCATTCACAATCCAGTCGTTTTCCTTGTTGAAATCAGTTTCGTGTAAAATGTCATTGGAGATTATGTAAACTGATTCATGGTTGAAAACACTTGTTTTAATCAATGTTTGTTCAGCTTCAATGAAAGGCGTTGACAGACCATGTTTTTTGTGGTTGTGCACGTTGCATGCGTTAAACTGAGCAATTGAGTCATTGCCATTAATCTTTGAAACAGATGCGAAGCCCAAATGCACAATACCACCATCGATATTGTGTTTTTCAAGTATATCAATAACGTGTTGTACAAATTCATGTGCTTTGTAATACTTAATGGGCTTGTGCTTTAAAAATAAATAGTAAGTTGTGTTTGTTCGATACAATAACTCATGTTGATTGGAATGCAGCTGTTCAAATGTAGTTGATGTACATTTGTATTTAAGTTGGTATATGATTTGAAAATCCCACACAATGCACATGATGTTTGGAATTGTTTTGGACACACATGCATTCATTGGTTCGGGTGGGATGGAGAATTCTTTGGTATATGCAAACATGTCAAGCAAGTGCATGTGTTTGCTGATTGGTTCGATTCGGTGCATGAATGGACTGTTTATCCATTTATAACATGCATTTTCAATTCTAGTTGGAGGTAAAAATATGAGTTGTTTATGTCCAGTAAGCAAATCAACGGGATACTTCTTTCCATTAAGAGTCAATCCCACACGGCAAGGAATTGGCGCACCAGTGTCGTTGTAAAAATAATAATGAAATCCATGTGGGGTTTTGGCACTGACTGTTGTTTTTGATATGTAGTGATGCAGTGGTTTATCGTCCATGTTAGGATGCCCAGTCAATGTTATGTCTTCATTGGAATCAATGTCAACCACCAGCACGTTGTTCATAAATGCAGCCAATGCATTTTTGTTTGTGAATGTGTAATTTTTTGGATTTTCAATAACTGGTTGATTAAAAACAATTTTCTTATTGTTGATGTATCCATCAATGTTCATGTTCACAATTTCCCACTTCATTTCTGGATTCACTGTTTTAATTTCTGAACCGTTCAATTTTTCAAATGCATTTTTCAATATAACATTCGTGTAATAATAGTCGCTTGACAAATATGAATACACAAGCAATACCATTATTATTAAAATGACAATTCCATATACTATGTCTATTTTCATGTGTGTCAAATTTTGTTGAATCATATAATGTATGGACAGAATAAAAATGTTCAGATGTCATCCCAAAAAATAGTGAGAATAAAAAAAATTGAAAGTGTCTTGGATTTTCCTTTTATTGGTCAACGATTCAGACAAAGAAACCAGACAATGCAGACTCAAATGAACTCTACTCAAGCCCCCGTTGACATTCTTCACCAGTTCGACCAATTGTTGAAGAATCATTCCATTCTTGTTTCCGACCGCGAAAATTTGACCAAGCTTTTTGAAAACATTGTTGACCTATGCACACAGACGACCAAGGCGAAGCTCAAGGCTGCCATCAAGGCGGCAACTCAAGAACCCAAGACCAAGACCAAGGCTCAATCCAAACCAAAGGCTCAACCCAAGACTCAACCCAAGACTCAAGAAATCATGGTGGGTCCTGAAGGTGCTGCTGACGCTCCAACGCTTTCCGACACTGTTGCGCCTGCTCCCGCTCGTGGCCGTGGTCGTCCTCGCAAGAACCCAATCGATGCTCCGGCTCCTGTGAAATCCGCTGATGCGCCCAATGCCGAAACCGCTGAAAAGAAGAGACGTGGTCGTCCTAAAAAAGACAAGAGCGTCACCATCTCATCCAATGACGACGAAGATGCCTTGATTGAGCAAATGATGGCGGATGTTGCTTCCATGCAGCATGACAATGGTGTTGCCAGTGTTCCAGTGGTTGCGGCTGTCTCTGTTCCATCATCTCCCATCCCATCTGCAGAAATTGATGATGACGAGACAGAAGACGAAATGTCTCCAGTTGTCCAAGAAGTGAATACACCGGTTCCAACATTTGTGGTTGAAGCGGATGTCCCTGCCACTGCAACCAAGCCAAAGGCTGCAACCAAACCCAAGGCTGTCAAGGAAGCTAAGCCCAAGGCTGTCAAGGAGGCTAAGCCCAAGGCTGTCAAGGAGGCTAAGCCCAAGGCTGTCAAGGAGGCTAAGCCCAAGGCTGTCAAGGAGGCTAAGCCCAAGGCT